GTTTCCCAGTCACGATCCTCCACTCAGCGTAATTCCGTGTTATTATAAACGAGAATACGTTGAGTGGTCAGATCGTGGCGAGGGCACTAGTGCTCCTGTTGCAATACACCCAGTAGAAAGCGGTATCATTAAGGACGCAACACGTGATGCAAGTTATAAAGATAGACTGCCTAATGGTAACTATCTTGAGAATACAGCATCATACTTTGTGTTGTTGGAAAGTGGTGAGGCAGCTTTGATTTCTATGAAGTCTACACAACTAAAGGTTAGTAGATCATGGAACTCGATGATGAACAGTATCAAACTAAAAGGTAAGAATGGTATGTTCACACCGGCTATGTGTAGTCACGTGTACAATCTTAAAACTGTGCAACAATCAAATGACAAAGGAACGTGGTTTGGTTGGAGTGTAGAAAAGGTTGGTCCTGTTCAAGACAAAGGTCTTTACGAGCAGGCAAAAAGTTTTGCTGATAGCGCTAACAAAGGTGACGTTGTTACAAAACACAGTGAGGAAGGTAACAAATCTAATAAAGAGCAGGTACCGTTTTAATCATGAGTGGCCCATGGATAGACTCTTTGTGGTTCATGGGCCTACTCGAAGAAGATTTAAAAGAGGATACAAAAGAAAGGAACGAGAAAGATGCCAAAACCAAGGACGTGCCCAACGTGCAATCAAAAATTCGACATAACGAAATGGCAAAAAAGTAAAATTTATTGCACTGAAGTGTGTAAACCAACTTGGAGACCAAACCGAGGTGGTGCCATAGGGAGACCTAAGGCTAAGAAATGAAGTTTAAAGAAATATTTGAGGGCAATAACAGTGCCTATGGTCAACTAATATTATCGGGAGCAACAACTGAAAAGGGTAAAGCTGAAGGTAAAGCTTTTATAAAAAGACAAGCAATCACAGATAAGTTATGGGAGGAGCATCTAGAGGGTAAAGATCCAGCCCTAGGTGTTATACCTATCAACGAGAATAACATGTGCAAGTGGGGATGTGTTGATGTAGATCAATACAACTTAGATCATTTGTCTATTATGCGTAATATAAAAGGGTTTGGTTTTCCGTTAGTCACTTTTAGATCTAAGTCTGGTGGCGCACATTTGTTTTTATTTGCTAAAGAATTTATTCCTGCATCATTGATGCAGTCAAAACTCAAAGCAATGGCAGAAGCTTTGGGTTATGCAGGTAGTGAGATTTTTCCGAAACAAACTGAAATTTTAGTTGAACGTGGAGATACAGGAAACTTTTTAAACTTACCATATCATGGTGGTGTCAGAGGACTTCGGTATACATTTAAAGCTGGCGGTGAAGCTGCTAGTTTAGAATCATTCTATTCTATATATGATGAGTGGGTACAGACAAAAGAACAGATAGAAAATATTATTGTCAAACAAAAAGCAGAAAGCAACGATGCTTTCAAGGATGGCCCGCCATGTTTAAATACTTTGGCACAAGATGGGTTTGGTGAAGGATCGCGGAACAATGCTTTGTTTAACGTAGCTGTGTATCACAAACAAGCAAACCCGGATAACTGGGAGGACATGTTAATGTCCGATAATCAAAACTACATGAACCCACCACTATCTTTTAACGAAGTGCAACAACTAATAAAATCTGTTGGTAAACGAGGTTACGATAAATACAGGTGTAAAGAGCAACCAATATGTGGTGTTTGTAATGCTGCAAAGTGCAGAACTAAAAAGTTTGGTGTTGGGTTTGAAGAAGAGCAAATGCCGGAACTGGATACACTGACTAAGATAACATCTAATCCACCACAATGGTTTTTAAATGTTGGTGGTAAGAGAGTAGAACTTAAAACAGAACAACTACACAACCCTAATTTGTTTGCGATTGCAGTCCTGGATCAAGCAAACGTGGTATCACCAATACCAAAAGCAAATGATTGGAGAGAAATATATTTAAAAACATTAATGCAAAACTTACAGGAGATAGAGTCTTTAGAATCACTAGACCCTACAAATCAAATAACTAATTTACTATATGACTTCACTGTCAACAGACCATCAGCAAGAACTAAAGAAGATATACTAAACAAAATGTCCTGGACAGATGAAGACTTTACGTATTTTAGAATGGACGATTTTTATTCTTTTTGTAAAAGAAATAATTGGGAGATAGATAAAACAAAGACAGGTAACCTTATGAAACAATTAGATTTTTTTGTAGATGAGATTAGAATGACATTAAAAAATCAGACACCTCGACTAGTTAAAATTAAAGCCATGAAAAAAACTAAACCAAGTGTAAGTCAAGTTACTTATCAGGAGACTCCGTTTTAATGAAAACAATAATACTAGGGCCACCAGGCACAGGTAAAACTACAACACTACTTAATTTAGTAGAAGAGTTTTTACGAGCAGGCACAGACATAAAAAAGATAGGTTATTTTTCTTTTACAAAGAGAGCTGCATGGGAGGCTATTCATAGAGCCGAAGATAAATTTATGATTGATAAAAAAGAAATACCATATTTTAAAACATTACACTCTCTTGCTTTTCATGTTTTAAATATAAAAAAAGAAAGAATGATGAAGCACGCTGACTACAGAGACTTTGGTCAGAAGTGTGGAATACCAATACAGAGTGCATGGTATAGTGATGAAGACGGTATATTTAATTCAGACAATGAATATCTTAGAGTTATAAATAGAGCGAGAGTAAAACAAATAGATGTATTGGAAGAGTATGATAACAACAACCACCTGGTGGACATAGAAAGAGATTTATTATATCTTTTATCTGAAGAATTAAAGAGATACAAAAAAGAAAAAGGTTTGGTTGACTATGACGATATGTTGGAAAACTTTATTCAAGACAATCCTAGTGTACCACTTGATGTACTATTCATCGATGAGGCGCAAGATCTTAGTTCCTTGCAATGGTCAATGGTTAGAGCTCTCTGGAAAAGAGTTGAAAAGACATATATTGCTGGGGATGATGACCAAGCCATCTTCAGGTGGGCTGGAGCGGACGTGGATCACTTCATTGCCCTCAGGGAAGAGGTTGATTTTATCAATACACTAGATCAATCTTATCGCATACCTGGTGGACCAATACACGAACTATCACAAGACATAATTAAAAAAGTTACAAACAGATACGATAAAGAATACAAACCACGTCAGGAGATGGGTGACCTTACACGATACTCTGATGTCACACAGGTTGATATGTCAGAGGGTGAGTGGTTGGTGTTGACAACAGCTAATCATTTTTTAGAAGATGTAAAAGATTTATGTGAGTTGCAAGGTTGGTACTATGCACACAAAGGTAAGAACTCAGTTAAGTTAGATTTACTTCTTGCAATTCAAGCCTGGGAGAAGTGGAGAAAATTTGAACATTTACTACCTGTTCCATCAATTAAAAACATATATTCGTACCTGGGAGACAACGTAACCAAAGGTTATCAGAAAGGTAAAACTTTTGATGAGAACGAAGAAGGTTATTACATTCAAGAGTGTATGGATAATCACGGACTACAAACAGATGACGTTTGGTTCAAAGCGTTTGCAGGGCTAGATGCAAACACTGAGAACTACATAAGAAACATGCTAGCCAACAAAGAAAAAATTACACAGACACCAAGAATAATTTTATCAACTATACATGGAGCAAAAGGAGGTGAGGCTGATAATGTATTACTTTTACCTGATATTACTAAGTCTGCTATTGACAACGACGATCGTAATCCTGATGAATTACACCGTTTATTTTACGTAGCAGTTACACGTGCAAAAAAATCTTTACACATATTAGAACCAAAGAATTATGACAGGGCATATATCTTTTGAGATTTCATGAACACATAAAAGGTGACAAAGCAGAATACATAGCTGCAATGTGGCTCTGGGATCAAGGCTATCTAGTTTGCAGGAACATGTCACAGCAAGGAGCTGTTGATCTTGTTGCAATCAAAGAACACGAAGTCATACTGATAGATGTAAAATCAGAGTGTGTAAGAAAGCGAGACGGATATAAAATTAATAGATCACTGACACCGATACAAAAAGTTCTTGGTGTAAATATTTTAAATGTAAACGTAGAAACAGGAGAATGTACCTATGTCTAACCCATACGATAACCAGGTCGGAGGCGACCATTACCAAAAATATAAGATACAACCTAGCGAATTCATCAATAAAAACAGGTTGTTATTCGCTGAAGGCTCTGCTATAAAGTACATAGTTAGGCATCAAGATAAGGGAGGCAAAGAGAGCCTCGAGAAAGCGAAACATTTTATCGATATGATAATCGAAAGAGACTACAGTTGAGAACATTGCAACAACCGTTGTTTACACCAGAGACTGAATGGGTTCCTCCATATAGGTTACCTGATTTGTCAAGTCATTCTGAAATAGCAATTGACTTAGAGACACGAGATCCAAACCTCATGACCATGGGATCAGGGTCCGTACGAAGAGACGGAGAGGTAGTTGGTATTGCAGTGGCAGTGGAGGGATGGTCAGGTTACTTTCCAATAGCGCACGAAGGTGGGGGGAACATGGACCGCGCATTAGTATTAGACTGGTTCGAAGAAGTTTTACACACCAACGCTACAAAAATATTTCACAACGCCATGTACGATGTATCCTGGATACGATCAATGGGTTTTCAAATACGTGGTGGTATCATTGATACAATGATCGCTGCAAGTTTAATTGATGAGAATAGATGGAGTTTTACATTAGATTCTGTTGGTAAAGATTATATTGGCATGCGTAAGAATGAAAAATTATTACAAGATGCTGCCAAAGACTTTGGCGTCAATCCAAAAGCAGAGATGTGGCGATTGCCGGCACCATTCGTCGGTGAGTATGCAGAGAAGGACGCAGAGATTACGTTGAAATTGTGGCACGCACTGCAGCACGAGATTACAAAGCAAGACCTATGGAATATATTTAATTTAGAAACACAATTGTTTCCATGTCTGGTCGACATGAAATTTAAAGGTGTGCGTGTTGATGCACAAAAAGCCATGTCTGTGAAGCAAGAATTGATAAGCACAGAAAAAGGTTTATTAAAAGATATAAATAAGATTGCAGGTTTTGATGTAGAGATATGGGCAGCAGCGTCCATTGCCAAAGCATTTGACAAACAAAAGATACCTTACGACCGCACTGACAAAGGCGCACCATCATTTACCAAAAATTTTTTAGCTACACACCCAGCAGAACTACCCAAACTAATTAACGAAGCTCGAGAGATTAACAAAGCCAACACAACATTTATCGATACGATACTAAAGCATGAACACAACGGCCGGATACACGCCGATATTAATCAGATACGATCTGACCAAGGCGGCACAGTTACCGGCAGGTTTAGTTACAGTAACCCGAACCTGCAGCAGATACCAGCACGGCACAAGCATCTTGGACCGCTGATTAGATCTTTGTTTATACCAGAAGAAGGACACTCCTGGGGTTGTTTTGACTACAGTCAACAAGAGCCAAGAATATTAGTACACTTTGCATCACTCATGAAGTTAGAAGGCACAGGCACGATTGTTGATGCCTACAACGATGGCAGCGCAGACTTTCACCAGATGATCGCTGACATGGCCGGCATTGATCGTAAACAGGCGAAGACTATAAATTTAGGTATCATGTATGGCATGGGCAAGAACAAACTCATGGCTGAACTAGGACTTATGAAAGATGCTGCAGAAAAACTATTAAAGACTTATCACCAGAAAGCGCCGTTTGTAAAAATGTTATCAGAAGCTGTGTCACGCAGAGCCGATGACAGCGGCAAGATACGCACGATTGGTGGTAGGTTGTGTCACTTTGATATGTGGGAGCCCCATGGTTTTGGAATAAAGAAACCACTGAACCACGCCGATGCCCTCAGGGAGCATGGACCGGGGATTAAACGAGCTTTTACATACAAAGCACTAAATAAACTAATACAAGGATCAGCTGCTGACATGACCAAGAAGTCTATGTTGGCACTATACCAGGAAGGAATAATACCTCATGTACAAATTCATGATGAACTTGATATATCAGTTACAAGCTTACAACACGCAGAGAAAATTATTGAAATTATGGAGGAAGCGGTTGAGTTACAGGTCCCGAACAAAGTAGATTACGAAAAAGGTGAAAACTGGGGTGATATAAGTTAATAGATCACCCCAGTACAAAGATGAAAGTTATAAAATAAATTAAAATAAACTCTTGTCAATTATAATATTCGCTCTATATAATCCCATATAATAAGTTAACAAAAGGAAAGAAAATGCCAGATATAAGTAAATTTAAGTCAGTTTCTGTGTCAATGGATACACATGACAAACTCATGAGTTTAGCACAAAACAGGTTTGAAGTACCAGTAAGTGTT